CGCAATAGAATTAAATATCAAGATGGTCATACTGGAGAAGTCGCTGGATTAGAGTGGGCAAGAGAAGCATTGCACGAAACTCTTGAAACGTATGGTATTAGTCTTGAGGATATAAAATAAGGATGTGTGATTATGTGGCTAGGCGGTGAAAAAATAAAGCGTACAAGAACCGATATACTGTTTTCAGAATATATAAGAGAGCGTGACTGTTGGACCTGCCAAAGGTGTTCCAAAAAGTTTATACAGGGTGTGGATTCCAGAGGTTTACATTGTGCTCATATGTGGTTTGGAAGAGCAAATATAAAAACCAGATGGGAACCACTGAATTGTGTGGCCCTATGTGTAAGCTGCCATAACTACCTTGGCCAACATCCTGGTAAAACTGCAAAATTGCTTATGCAGCGTTTGCCGGTGGAGGAGTTTGTATGGTTGCATAGCCAGTCGGACCTAACTAGACGGATTAAGATCCCATTAGATGAAGAATTAGTCGCAAGAGAACAGGTCAAACAACTGTTGTATGATGTTAAGAAAGAGAGAGCAGAAGATGGTGAGATATGAAATAATTGTACCTTATGCATCAGAAACAACAACTGTAATGTATGAATTCTATTGCTTCAGCTACTGGGGATGTTAATGGGACAAAACAGAGTGAATCGTAGTGATTATTTGATTAGATCTGTTTATCGAGATCTCATTAGGAAGTATGCTGGTGAGAATAAAGATACTACAGTATTACGTTATCGCTTGAATCAACTGGAAGAAGACAAATGGGGAAATACAGTAGAAGGGGTTCCGACAGTGCGAAGAGTGCCTATAAAACCATCATAGACATCGCTAATTGCCTCATATACGGCTTATCTCTAGTGTTGCTACTAGTAGGTACGGCTATAGCTGTTCCGCTGCTTATGCTAGGATCTTATATATTTGACAAGTTCCATGGCAGATGATTATGATCTGATTAAAATTATTGCTAGATCCCAATGTGATTATCCGGATGGGATAGGCGAGCAACGGAGCATCTCTAATATACGGTCTGTTGTGGGACGTAAGTATCTATGGAAGTGCAGCAGATCTGAATTAAATAAGATTATTGAAATGTCCAGGGATGAATATATATACTTAAAACAAAAAGGCCACAATAATTAAGTGGCCTTCCTGTCTTGCGTGCTCTTCTGCGAGGTAGGTAAAAGACTTATAGAACCTCTATCACCTGGATTCTGGCTCTACCTGTTCAGCTTGAAGACTGCGGATTATCAGTGGCCGACCCACATCAGCAAGATACTGACGTAGAATTGACCCCACAAGGTTTTGGTAACTCACCTTGAGTTCCTTGGCCACCTGGTGAAGTCGGTCATGTTCTGATCCGCTGATCTGTATCTTCACAAGTTTATATTCTGTTACTGGCTTGGCCATGGCTATTCAGTCTCCTTTTTATGCAGCCTGTATATCCAGGCAAATAAGGTAATGAGAATGATGTGAAACATCCTAATGCTTAATAGGTTATTCACACCATGATCTCCTAATGGCTGGTAATTTAGTATGTCAATAAGATTCATTTAATCCTCCTTGGTTTCGATTATGTGATCATCAAATTGATCCCTGAACTGCTGGACCTTCTGAACGTATAGCTTATCACCGTTCCGCTTACCTACACGAATGGATGTGCTAAACATTCTTCTCATAAGATCTATATCGTCCTGGCTCAATGTCCATGTCCCTGGTTCCTTGTTTTTGTCTGTTGTCATGTTTCTCCTTACTTGGCTAGGTAATTAATGAAAGCCTTAAATGTATGTATTGCCCAAAGATAATATACCCAGGCGAAATAAGACATTGCCAACGACTTGCCTACTTCTAGCCACCGGACATCTTCTATAATATCAAAGGCCTGGAGATCGTCATCCAGGCCTTCAACTTCACTTCGTTTTTTGATGGACATTACTTCAGCCGCTTAACGGCTTCGTATGCCTTAACCTGATCCACATGCTTGACATAGATCTTTTTGAGCATTGTGGTATCACTGTGACCCAGGATCAGTGCAACGTCATCTAGACTTAATCCTGATTCTAGAAGGTTGGTAGCACAGGTGTGTCTGATTGCTGCAATCACACTATAGATCCCCTGGCCAGCAAGTGCTGCCTTGAAACGCTTGTTGGATTTATCCCTGGCACCCTTTGTAGGATATATCCCAAAACAATCATCGCCATAAGTTGAGATAGCCTTCTCAATATTGGGATGGACCGGGATCCTGGCCAGTCTGCCGTTCTTGGCTCTTTTACCGTTGATGTGTCTGCCGTTACCCTTGTTGTCAGCTTCGATGCTGGCGGGAGTTAAAGCACTTACATCTTTAGGGTTCAAAGCGGTGTACCGCAACCAGGTCCAGAAGATTTTATCTGAATCGCTAGCATTGTTGATTACTATATCAAATGCATCGTCAGGAATGTAATCCCATTCTACAACAGTTGCCGTACCAGGCTTCTGTGCATACTTAACAGGATTCTTCGTGACCAGGTCATTCGCAACTGCATAATTGAATAGCTGCGATACCGGCTTGAGGTAGTTGTTAATCGTGTTGGCTGCCTTGCCTAATCCTTCCCGGCTAACGATGAAATCATCGACATGCTCTGTTGTAACTGAACTTATGAGAGTATCACCACCAACGAATTCAATAAAGAATTTATGGCATACGATTTCTCTTTTGATCCAGTCATCTGATTTCCGGCTGCTAACCTTGGAAAGCCATTTGTCCCGGCAATCACTATATGTTATTGTTGATGTGAGAGTATCACCATTTGTTTGATAACTGTCTGGTAGGTGATCAACCAGAACGAGTGCTAGTTTGGTCTTGTCAGATGGATCCAGTGTAGAAATGGAATCCACTAAACTAGCAAAATCAATACCGCTAACTCGTTTGTCAACTTCATTACGCTCCCATTTGATAGCCTGTTCTAAAGCTAACTGCCTGGCTTTCCTAGGACCATAAACTGAAATCCGAATCTTGGTACTGACAGCGTTTTGAGATCCATCTGCTGTGCTGAAATTAGCCCAGTAAATGTCTCCTCTTTTATAAACACTAGCCATTTTTTAGTCTCCTTTTGTTTGTTGTTTGATTCATAATCTATAATAAAGGTATACAAGTATAACTTTAAAAGCAAGGAAAAGTTTCATAAATGATTTTCTCCGTTTATGTTTGGGGAAGAGAATCCCTATATATTATAATGTAATATGAATAATGCGAAAATTAGTTTAATCAGCCACGCTGGCAATCCCCAGGAATCGGGGATCTTGCTGCCGGATCCAGTTGGATCATTGGCTCATTAAGCGTATGTCCACCGGGGAGAACCCTATTGCAATTGGCACAATGTAGTTGGAACGTAGTAGTAGTATGAAAAAGAATGGCAAGATAAAGCGTAAGGGTGGCAACCCCAACTGGGTACCAGGTGTAAGCGGTAACCCCGGTGGCCGTAAGCCTAGTCACTTTGGCAAGTACTTGAGGGAGCACCCATCTGTGCCTCTAGTGATAGAGAAGATATTGGCTGCTGCACTAGATGATAATGATCCCAGGCAGAAGGATGCCTGGAAGATAGTGGCCAACAAGATAGCCCCTGACCTGAAGGCACAGGAGATAAAGACTGATGTGCAGAACCATATAGGGGTGATAATGATGCCTGGCAAGGTGCCTATAGATCTGATAGACCTTGAGGTGCTGCCAGGTGATGATGAGGACCAGGCGAGGACCCCCCCCACCCCCACCCATGTTCCCCTATATAGCGAGGGGGGGGTAAGAGACAGCCAGTCAAATTACTCATCCCCAGCAGAAGTCGTCCAGGAAAAAGACCCCCCCCCACCTTCGGAAGTAGGAGTCCCGGATTAGGATTATGGTACCAGGATGAAATATATAATAGTAATTATATTAGTTGCTTTAATGGGGTGTTCTCATATGGAGGTATTGAATGATTCAGAATTAAAGAAAATAATAACCATACAGGATCTAGAGGGAGTATATCATAGATATAATCCAGCAGAATTTTCTCCAATTCCCTGGGGTTATGGTGCCGTACTAATAGAGGCCTACTGTTATTCACACAAGGAATTTGAAGTATCAATAATACATAAAAGCGGAAGGATAGAAAGCAAATGAGTAAACCACTAGGTGATTATGTCGCAACTGTGATTTCGAATTTTACTAACCTACCAGAATGTCCTGGATGTAAAAAGCGAAAAGAATGGTTAAACGAACACTTTCCAGATATTAGCTTATTGGATTGGAGTGAAAAGTTAGAAAAATCTTTTAGGGACAAATTTTACCCAGGCTGGGGAGATGGTCGCTATGAAAAGGAAGCAAAAGAAGCCCTTAAAGCAAAAGCGGATAAGGAAAAGAAGTAAATGGGTAGTATGACTACCCACTTGAAATGAAAGAAATCATTAGAAACTATTTATTGGGAAAGAAAGATAATGTGCGAATTATGCTACATTTAGTGTCCGTCCCACTATCCCACTGCTTGGACGGCTCTGTTGAGTGCTGTGGGATTGCGTAACGCAATTGTGCGTACAAGAGCTATACAAGAGCTAAAGGTATTAATGGCTAATATCTGTTTCTTATATAGTAGTAAGTCGAAAATACTCGACATAATAGGAGATATAAATGAGTAATGATTCAAAACTAATAATAGCTAATAATTGACAATGGAAGAGCGAGTCATATGGCAGCCCCATCCGGGTCCCCAGACTAAAGTATTAACCCGTAAGGAATCAGAGATTTTATTTGGTGGATCCAGGGGTGGAGGAAAGACTGAAGCAATGACAGTCTGGATGGTAGAGCCGGATTATATAAAGAGTCCTAGATACAGGGGTTTAGTAATCAGGCGTAATTACGATGATCTGAAGGACTGGATAGATCGTGCCAAGCATATGTACCGTTATATGGGAGTAAAGGTAACCGGAAATCCAGCCCAGTTTGAATTTCCATCTGGAGCCAAGATCTGGACCGGTCACTTGAGTAATGAAGATGCCTGGACAAAGTATCTTGGCCAGGAGTACCAGAAAATTGCAATTGAAGAGTTAACTCTAATCCCTAATGAGTTAGATTATTTAAGATTAATCTCATCAGCAAGAAGTACAATTCCAGGGATCTCGTCCCAGGTATTTGCGACAACAAACCCCGGGGGTCCTGGCCATGGTTGGGTGAAGGCCAGGTTTGTAGATAGTGCCAAGAACAAAACACACTTTGACAAGAAAAGCAGAAAATCACGGATTTTTATACCCAGTAAGGTAACAGATAACCCTACTATTATGCGTGAAGATCCGGAGTATATTGAGAGTTTGAAGGCATTACCGGATGAATTAAGGCGTGCCTGGTTAGATGGAGATTGGGATGTATTCTCTGGACAGTTCTTTCAAAAGTGGCGGCATGACATTCATGTAGTAGAGCCTTTCGACATACCATATGAGTGGTACCGGTATAGATCTATTGACTATGGTTTTGCAGCCCCATTTGCCTGTGGTTGGTGGGCTGTAGACTTTTTCGGGAATGTTTACTTATATCGTGAGCATTACGAAGCTGGCCAAGAGTTAAGTCACCACATAGATAGGATATTAGAATTAAGTGGTCAAGAAGAATATATGATGTCAGTAGGAGATCCTAGTATGTGGATCCGTAATCCACAGAACACAAATAGGAGCGATGTAGTAGCACCAAGTAATATGAGCATTGCTGATATTTTAAATCGTGCTGGAGTCAATCTATTTAAAGCTAATAATGAAAGAGTTAATGGTTGGAACCTATGCCGTCAGTACCTAGATCACTATGCAGAGCAGCCGCCAAAGTTAAAAGTATTTTCAACCTGTCCAAATTTTATAAGAACAATCCCAACCCTAGTCCACGATGAGAAAAGGCCGGAGGATCTAAACACAAAGGGTGAGGACCACCATGCTGATCAAATGAGGTATTTTTTACATTATGTAGGATCTCCAACCAAGGTAG